ATCCTGAATAAACACGATGAACCCGGACTGACCTAAAATCTCTGTGCTTGGGTTAGCCAAGGTCACATTGCCTGTCAGCGTTAGTACATGGTTTTGATTAGCACTGAAGTCAAGTGTTACTGAGCCAGTGTTGCTGGTGTCAGTGTTGGTACTAGCCGTTGCAGTTGTAAATGTACCTGCTGTGAATGTACCTGCGGCGGCAGTAGAGCCACCAATTACCACGGCATCCGCTGTACCACCGTTAATGTCAGCAGTAGTCAGCACTGCACTCGCTACCGTTACTACGCCTGTAGAGTCTGCAATAGACCCTGCGGCTGTACCGTCCTTAGCTTTTAAGTTTGTAACTTCAATGTTGGTTGTGTCAACAGTGGTTGCGTTAGCTGTAGTAAATGTACCTACTGCGGCACTAGCTCCACCGATCACAGCACCGTCAATCGTTCCAGCGTTGATGTCAATAGTACTAGGTACAGTACCAATCTCAATTACAGCACCACTTCCGTTTTCTGTGTAGAGGCGCTTATTAGTAAGATCAAATGCAGGTTCACCCTGAACAAGATCACTTGCCGCTGGTGCGCCTGAACCGTTCTTTAGCTTAATAGTTGTAGCCATTAATAAGTACCTCCGTCAATAGTTGACAGTGTTGTAGTAATAGATGTTGTACCTGAACCAGTGACTGCTCCAGATAACGTAATAGTTTGGTTAGCAGTCAAAACAGTAGCCCACTGTGTGTTGTAGTCAGTACCGTCAGTTTTGACTAGGGCTTGTCCTGTAGATCCACCCGCAGCAACCCCAGCACCTGTAGCACCTGTAGCTCCTGCAGCACCCGTAGCACCCTGTGGCCCTGTAGCACCTTGTGAGCCTGTAGCTCCATCAGAACCGTCAGAACCGTCTGATCCAGCAGCGCCTGTAGCACCCTGTGGACCTGTAGCTCCTGTAGCGCCTTGTGGTCCTTGAGCGCCTGTAGCACCTTGGGGGCCGGTAGCACCTTGTGATCCTGTAGATCCTGTAGCACCCGTAGCGCCTGTAGGAATACCAAGGGTAAAAACTTTTGTTGAACTGTTGTAAGATGCGGTAGCAGAGGCCCCTGCTGACAATGTAGTAGCAGCAGCACCTAAACTATTATTAAAAGTTGTAGCTTCGTTAGCAGCCGAAGTTGCACTAGCCGCCGCAGCGGTTGCACTGGCAGCAGCTTCATTTGCTTTTGTAGTGGCAGTCTGTGCGTAGGTAGCTACCTGTGACGCATACGCATCCGTAGAGGCATCACCTGAACCACCATCACCACGATAAATCGGCATAGATTGCTCCTACAAAAACAAACAAAAGAAAGAAAAGGGGCCGTTACCGACCCCCATAGTTCTATTAGGCAGAAGGTACTGCCAGAACAAAACCAGCTTCAGGACGATACACCTGAACACCGTAGAGGGTGTCAGCGGTGTACAGAGTAGAGAGGTACTCTTGCTTGTACTGAGTCTGTGAACGTACACCCATTTGCTCTGCCATAACAACAGCGTCATGGTGAAACAGAAGGGCAGCACGAGTGTCAACGCTAGAAGCAGTGTTGTCCCCAGCAGCTTCAATGGTTCGGCAGTTGGCAGAAACGTAAACGTCTACACCATACAGGTTACCAATGAGTCCACTGTTGACTGACTGACCGCTTACAAAGTCAGAAGACACATATCGATCAATACCCATAATCGCATTGCGCGTTGCGGGCGGGATGATAAGACAACGATTTTCCATTGGTACATTGTTGTCGTCTAGTTTTTGGATCATGTCACGGAAGAAAGCATCCGTAAACTCGTCACCAGCTACTAGAGTGTCATCAGTGTACTGAGTGGTAGTACCGTTATCGTTAAAGAAACAACCAGTGTGCTGGTAGTCAGTAGCAGCAGGGCTAAATACGATAGCACCGCCGTCACCAAAACCAGTACCAGCCGCGTGAAGATCGTTATCAATCTGTACAGCCAGAGCGTAACCAGCATCTTCAGTGTAAAACTGTCGCAGAGAGGACAGAGCCTGTACTTCTACGATGTCTTCGATCAGACGCGAGTACTCAAAGTGACGATTAATAGTAACTGTCAACTCTGATTCAGTGTTGGCAATAATCGTTACTGCAGTGTCAGCCGCTTTAGCATTGGCATCGCCGCGAGTAGGCTTAGGAATGTGAATAACGTCACCCTTCTTGCCTGTCATAGCAATACGCTTGACAAGAGGAGCCAGTTTCAAGTTCTTTTGATAAGCAGCAATAATTTCATCACTCCAGATTTCTGGAATAAAAGTTGCTGCTTCTGTTAGGGCTGTATTACCAGCCGCGCCGGGATAAGTTGCAGTAGCCATGATAATTCTCCTTTAGGCTATTTGACCCTTTTCTCCGCATAAGCCGCCATAATTTCAGGCTGTAGTGCCATGTAGCGATCAGGATCTGTTTTCATAAGATTTATAAGGTCAGCACGACGATAAGTCTTCTTACGAGATCCTTCTGCTGTTCCGCGAGCGTTACCTGTATTAGCTGTCTTTACTGCACTTTTACGAGCTTGTTTTTCAGCTTGCGCTGTTTGTTGAACTGCTTGACTTCGTTCTTTCCAAAGACTAAACAATTCGTTGGCAGCATCGTAATCGTACATCTGGTCAGCTTGTACAAATAATTGTGTTCGGACTTTTGATCCCTTGATCCATTCAGCAAACTTAGCATCCTGTAGGATAGCTTCCATATCTGGATGTTGCTGTTGAAGTTGTGCCATCGTTGCCTGCTTTTTGTACTGCTCGGTATACGCTTGCGCTTCTCTAATCTTAGGATGATTATCTATAGCTCTGTTTACAGCAGAAGCTGGATCTACAAAGAAATCAACTTCTTCATCTTGTTCTTGCTGTTGTTGAGGTGCTTGTTCTGAGAGTTGTGTCTGTGTTTGAATATAATCGTCAACAACTTTGCGTAGCTCGCCTACTTCCGTACTCTGTTTGCCTGAAAACTTTTCAAGCTCTTGGTGCATCTGTACGAGGTCTTCGACAGATTTACCTTGGTACTTTTCCGGTAGTTCAACCTCTTCTTGAGTTAGTTCCTCTTCTAAAGGAGTCTCAATAGTGTTTTGTTCAAGCTGATCTGTTGCTTCAATATCTTCTGGACGCTCATCAATTATTGTCGCTCGTGACATTATAAACTTACCCCGCCTACTGTCAGGTTATGGAGAATTAAAATGGGAGTTACCTCTGTTGAGATTCCCTGCCTTTTTGCCCAGCCGCCTCATGCTCTTTAACCCACTTCATATGTCTTCCGGGGAAGTCACCTGAGTGTCCTTCAAGAATGTGTTGAGTTGCTGATGCAATTTTTGTAGCGTTGGCTCCACAACCGCACCTAGTGGTTGTCACATTGCCGTCTACAAATTCTTCAAAAACGTGTCCGTTAGTACATTTAAAATCAAATACTTTAATCATCTTCTTCAGACTTATTAGCTTCGTCGTAGTTAGTACTGACTATGTTTTCCATGTTAAGTAAGTGGGCTAATACGTTTAGTTGTCCCTTACGGAAGTACACATCGTCAGCATCTTTTACTGCTTCGACGCTGTTAATCTGTACAGCGTTGTTATTAAAGTCCTGCATAAGCTGTTTCCAGCCATCAGACATAAAAAGATTAAAATAATTGTCGTAATATTCTTGTGTTTCTTGATCCATTGAGGTCGCCTTTGATTATCTCTATAGAACTATATAGTATATATTATACCATATTTTATAACTAAAGTCAAGCTTTATTTTTACTTTTGGTAGTTTTACGCCTTCTACCAGAAGCTGTTACTGAGTGTTTAATCTTAGCTGGCCCTGTTTTACGCCGTGATGACGAGGCTTTTTCACCTTTAGTCATTTTATCTGCAACGGCTTTAGGTCTACAGGAAGGGTAGGGACGCTTAGACTTAGTAGCAGACTTACGACCACAAGCCTTACCTGTCTTTACGTCTACCCACTCTTCCTTAAACCACTTTTTTAGGGCAGCACCTTTTTTACTTTTTCTTACGGCCACTTTTGTTACCCCAATTT